TCTTCAAAGATAAGATTAATAATACGGAATACCTCTGTCCAATCTATATTGGAGGCTTCACGGTTTGACTTACGGGAATGTTTATATTGGGGAAAGACATCTTTGCGCCAGTTAGAGGAGTCATTGGCAATAACCATCTGACCGTACTGGTCTCGGAATTTCTTGTTATACATCCTTATAGAATTAAGTATCATATGGCGAATCATATCTTCGTCAATTGCTACTTTTTGTACAACGATGTTAGCTATGGCAATAGCATTATAGTCTAGAATTATCATATCTTACTCATTTCACTTTACAATAGTATATTATATCACACTTATTAAGCTTTGTAAACCCTTCCCTTATCTGTCATACTATAGTAGTAGTTTTGTACAAATTCTATGCTATTCCTTTTGCAGTCATAATTAAACTGATCAGTTTTCATTGGCCACCAATATGAATTAAACCCGTTCATATCCTTATATCGATATGAAAGATGTAGCCATGAAAACTTACGAATCCCGTATGTGCCATCTTTAAAGTATACTACTTTCATTCGTCAAATAGTCCTGAGTGGTCATCCATTTGTTTTTTGAGTCCGGCTAGGTAATTAGCCATTTCTTCCATCATAGGGTGTAGTACATGATACCTACCATTTTCCCTAAGTAACATAGCATAGGTAGAGTTTAGTACTACTGAAAGATCTTCTATCATTTCTGTCCCGGCAAGAGGATCATAGCCGGCTTCCATAAGCTCAAAGACTAATGCGTCAATGGCTCGTGTGGCTAATGCCATATGAGGACAACCCATTTCTTCGTTATCAATCGCGTTAAACCTTTTTTCAGGTTGGGGCTTTTTTCCGGGAAATGTTATTATATCAGCAGTCAATGTGAATATGCCTCAGATGTGCTTTACGGATTCTAACTTGAATCCATGCGTTATAATAGTCTTCGCGTAATATTGCATCTCTCTCAATCTGTTCTTTTAACTCCATGTAGGAGCATTCTGACTTGGTTTTGCATAGATGCAATATGGTTCTTTTAAAGTTTTCTTTACCGAATTTCTCTAGGTCTTCTGTTAGTTCGCCAGATGAACCGTGGTATTTTTTCCAGTCTGACTCTGCCTTATACTTCTTCTTTTTACCTTTAACCTGCTTAGACTTCATAGACCAGAAGAGCTTCTTACCTATATACTTCCTGCCGTTCTTCAGGTTTTCAATTAAGTATACGAACCCGTAGATTTCTTTTGGGTCCATCTCCTCAGGGGGTTCGTATATCTTATCTTCATATAGCCATTGATTCATAGGTAGTCCATATAGTTGTTATATGAACTATTTATGCCTCATTAATCGTCGTTGAAATCTAGCTCCTCTTCGTGCTCTTCAGAACAGAATGGACAAAATATTGGTTCTATATCGTCATACTCTGCTTCGTCTGATATAACTCTATATGTAATAGAGCAAGAACTACAAGTTAGCTTCATTAACTATTCCCCCAGATATCTTTCCAATCGCCTGTTAGTGCACCACGAGCATAATCTGTAGCTCGATTTTCGAAGAAGTTAGTATGCGTTGGTGCATTAATCATTTCTTCTACCCAAAGTAAGGGGTTCTTTTTAATCTTAAATATCCCCTTTAGACCTAAGCTAATTAGGCGACGGTCACAGATGTAACGAATGTACTTCTTAACATCTTCAGCTGATAGATCTTCCATGTCACCCATAGAGAATGACAGATCGATAAACTTATCTTCTAGCTCAACCATGCGCTCTGCAATAGTATAGATCTTACCCTTTAGTTCGTCGTTCCAGATGTTATTGTTCTCTTGAACATACGTACGGAATAGCTTAATCATATTCTCAGCGTGCATAGTCTCATCAACAATAGACCACGTAATAATCTGACCCATACCCTTCATTTTACCATGGCGTGGGAAGTTCAACAACATAATGAAAGACGAGAACAACTGCATACCTTCAGTGAATGCTGAGAATGCTGCAATGTTTGTTGCTATTGTACCTTTATCTTGGGTATCATTAGAAAGATCCAAGAAGTATTCGTGCTTATTAGCCATTGCTTCGTATTCTAGAAATTCATTATACGTAGACTCAGGCATACCCAAAGTTTCAATTAAATGGCTGTATGCGGCCACGTGGAGCGCCTCACGGGCTGCGAATCCCATAAGCATCATACGAACTTCAGGCTGGGGAAAATGGGGAAGATAGTTGTTAACATATCCTCCAGCAACATCAATATCACCCTGTGTAAAGAATCGGAAGATATTAGTCAGGAATCCCTTTTCTGTATCGGATACCTTATTGTGCCAATCTTTAACATCTTCTGACATAGGTACTTCTGTGTGTAACCAATGACTTTGCTCATGTTTAAGCCAAGCGTCGTATGCCCATGCATAATTAAACGGCTTAAAGTAAGCTCTTTCATCTGTTATTTTTAACTGTGACATTTTTTATCCTTCACAAGCGAGACAGGGTTCATCGTTTACTAGAGCACTCATATCTAGTTCCTTTATAATTTGTCTTTCAATTTTATTAGATACCTTATCTGCTTTACCAAGCTTTTCTGATCGGCAGTAGTAAAGAGATTTAAGTCCTTGTTTCCATGCCAGATAGTGTGCAGCATGCACATATTTAATATTTGAATCTGGACGGAAGAAAAGATTAAGCGATTGGGCTTGATCGATATATTCCTGACGCTTAGCAGCATGATCTACTAACCAGCGTTGATCAATCTCCATAGCAGTCTTAAAGACGTCTTTTTCCCATTCATCAAGAAATGTTAAATGTTGTACCGATCCATCGTTCGATATGATAGAACTCCATACTTCATCCGATGTAAGCTTGGTATCTTTATTCTCAATCTTCTTATTAATCAAAGCTACCAAATGTTTATTTTTGTTAAGATGGGATCCAGATAACGTATCTTGCCGATACGCATTAGCTCTAAAAGGCTCAATAGAAGGGCTAGTATTCCCCATGATGATAGAGCTAGAAGCATTAGGAGCCACAGCCATAACATGAGAGAAACGTTGACCAGTACCTTCCGCATCTGGGGGACTGCCACGTTCCGCACCCAGTTCCAGATTTGCTTCATCAAGCTTACTCCTTATATGCTTAAATATTCTAATGTTAGCTCCAGTTGCCATAGCACTTTCCCAAGGGATATTCTTACTTTGCAAATAGGCATGAAATCCTAAAGCTCCGACCCCAATACTGCGTTCTCGGAAGGCAGAAAACTTAGCGCGAGATACAGTGTCTGGTGCATTTCCAATAAAGTATTGGAGAACGTTATCTAACATTTCAGCCATATCTTTAAGGAATTGCGAGTTCTTACTCCAAGAGTCATAATACTCTAGGTTGACTGATGAGAGACAACAAACAGCAGTACGCTCTTCATTGGTTGCTAGAATAATCTCTGAACACAGATTAGACTGATGTACCTTTAAGCCTAGATCTTTTTGGAACTGGGGTAAGCCACGATTGGAAGCATCAATATAATGAATATAGGGTTCGCCAGTTTCCATTCGAAGCTCGATGATCTTCTGCCACAATGCCTTAGCAGATACTGTATCCTTGATCTGGCCAGAATGGGGTTCTACAAGATTCCATCCATCATCAGCATCTGGATCCGTCATAGCTCGTTCTACTACTTCCATAAAGCGATCTGTGATATTAATACCATGGTGTAAGTTCAAGCAACGAACATTCGGATCGCCTGTAGGCTTACGCATTTCCAAGAACATTATAACGTCTGGATGAGATATATCCAAGTAAGTAGCGTAAGAGCCCCTGCGAGTGCGTCCTTGGCGATATGCGAGGCACGATGAATCGTAAGTCTTGAGATGAGGCATAACACCCACAGACTTATCATCGGCTCCACGGATGCCAAAACCAATCCCAACGCCCCCGCCAAGCATAGATAGCCAATTTGTTTCAGAAAGGTTTTCAACTAGACCCTCCGCAGTATCATTAATATAGTTTAGAAAGCAAGAGATGGGCATACCATTTTTGGATCTGCCAAATGAAAGAATAGGTGTGGAGTAGGATAGCCAATGCTTAGAGGCGTAATCGTATAACCTTTGGGCATGTTCTGTATTAGAGCTAAATGTTTTACTGACAAAGGCAAACCTTTCTTGGGGAGAGGTTTCATCATCCTTCATGTAACTTTCTTTTAGTCTTTGTGTTCCTAGCTTATCGAATAAATCATCTCTGGAGTAGTCTATCTGAATACCCATATATTCTGTTTTTGCCATTCGCTTGTATCCCACATCATTAAGACCAGGACGGTCTCTTTTTAATTTTTTATAGTGTACTATTATATATTAAAACAGAAGATTTGTATACCTTTATTTAGAGGTATTTTCCTCGGTATTTTCTTCTTTTTTATCATCGAAGGTGACAGACTTTTCGTAGTATACGATTATCTGCTTTTGCTGAAGTATATACCTGCGTAATTCTTGCAGGTTTATCGAGAGGTTTTCATATCCCTTAACTGTCATAGCTACAAATGCAAGTGATCCATTTTCTTCTACAAATCTTTCAAGGAATTCGTCAATGTTCTTGTCTGATACAACATAGAACTCAACGTCATTAAGATTAATAGGCTTAGGACTTGTTTGGAGGGGTATAACAGGATATACAGTCTCAGTGACTGTTACTATTCTTGGCTCATCATCAAAGTCTGGGAATATGCTACAACTACTCAGCGACAGGGCGAGCAGTGTCAGACTCAAAAAGCCTAAACGCTTCACTTGTTCCATTGTTTATCCTTGTTTCTATTAAGCCAGGTCTAGCCAATACTAATTTAGTAAGATCGTGACTGGATAGCTTAGATCTAATTTCATCTAGGCCAGTTTCAGCTTCTTGGAGCTCTAATTGGAGAGCTTGATTCAATTCGTTTTGCTTAGCAGCAGTTGCCTGCATTTCTTCCATTGCAGCAGTCTGTCTTTCTAGTGCTTGATCAAGAATAGCTTTCTCTGCAGATAATTGACGTATTGTAGCTTGGGTTAACTCGTAATAATATCGAGCTCCATATAGTGCCCCACCGACAATACCAAGCACAATTATAAACATATAAACTTTAAGCATTAGG